TATCAAAAGAGAGCAAGAAAGACAGCAATATATCCTGAGATTCACAAGATTACTTATCCAGCAATTGGATTAGCAGGTGAAGCCGGAGAGGTTTGTAATAAACTAAAGAAGCGGCTTCGTGGTGATAAGATAGAAATGTGGAGAACTAGGGATGACCTAGAGAAAGAACTTGGTGATGTATTATGGTATGTAGCAAACCTAGCATCAGACTTAGGATTAGACCTAGATGATATTGCTATAAAGAACATAGACAAACTCCGTGATAGAGAACGGAGAGATGTATTACAAGGAGATGGTGATGATAGATGAAGTATGGAGCAAGAGGACAAGGAGATAGAAAAGATATGTCTTTCCTTAGAAGGAAAGAGAATGAGAAAAAGTCAATGGAAATGACTAATAAAAAGATTCACAAAACGCGCGTATGCAAGTGTTGTGAAGGAACACATAAGAAGGTGAAACAAGATGAGTAGAACAATGAAAATAGAAGAAAGTAGACAGACCAAACTAACAGAGTTTGGATTAACATTCCACGCGTTGGAAAAAGGAGAGAATGAATAATGAATGAAAAAATAAGTAGAGAAGTTGCTAAGGCTGCAGAAGTCTTAGAAATGGATATTACAGAAGTGGAGCAGAAGTTTGCTGAAATATGCACTAAAAATGACATTGACTACAATGCAGAACCTAACCTAGCATTGAGTTGCTTCCGACAATGGTTTAGTGGGACAAGGGCATATCAAGATGCACCTGCCCAAGAAACCACACAAGGGGATAGTTGGAATACAGATGCATTCGGCTACTTCATTTCTGTAGATGCGGCCCGTGATATGGCCGCTATGTTGAATGAACGCATAAAAAATGAGTATGTAGGAGATAATCAGACTACTTACTCAGCAGGTAAGGTAGCCGTAGCCTATTTAGGTGAAGATGGATATACCGTATCTAAGATGCAACATGGAGAAGAAGTAACAGGAACAATTGCAGAACTACCGAAGAATAATTTTGAGGTAGATGTAGGAAAGTATATCATTCCTATTGATGCAATGGCTGCATATGGAGAAAGAAAGAATACTAACTACGGTAAACCACTACCACACGAACAATACCGTATGGCTGGCGTATTTGTTGGAACGGTTGATGGAGACACACAATTGTATTACTTTTCGTATAAAGGCACTGCAAGTGAATCCTTCAAACCAAAGACCTTTACTCCATTGCAACTAAAAGTCATTCGTGACAAGAATAATACTAATAGACTGTATGGTTATACTAATGGAACTCTAGAGAGTTTAGTGTATAATTCAGATTTGGATGAAGAGAATCAAAGACCTTCACCTACTACCGAGGAAATGCAAAATCATGCAATGGAAAATGCTTTAGAGCATTATTCTCCATTGATTGACTTGAATATGTATCACTCTAAGGTATCTGATAAAACCTTTGCTGAGAGATTTGCTATGACTGATGGGGCAGTTTCTAGCATGAATATGACCCCAAACAAATTTGGAACAAGGAGGATAACTATTTCTGACCTGAACTCTGACTTCGATTATGAAGGTGGAAGTTGGGCTGGAACAACCTGCTGGATTCCTAGCCACATAGATATTGATTTCGGTATCGGCTCAAGGGCTGTGTTTGTTGGTAGAACAGCACAAGGTAGAAATGAAGATGGAAGTTATTCTGATGTAACTTTGAATGTTAGTGGTGTCTTATGTGTGGAGAATAGGGGTGTCGTAGTGGAACCCTTTGAATCAGCAGAAGAAGACATTGACTGGTTTTAATACTCCAAGTGTACTGATAATTCGCACAATTGGGCCTTAGTAGGAAGGTTTGGAGAAAACCTACCAAATGGGGTGGAAAGCCCCTAACAAAGTGATTAATATGGCTGAAACATACACAATTAATAATAAGATAATTCACGGAACAAGTTTTGCTATATCGTTAGACGATGTAGAATTCATGACTTGGCGTAGAAATGATGAAACGGGAGACTATTGGGTTAAATTCCATGTGCCTTCCGGTAAAGAAATAAGAATAAAAGTAACTGCAACAGAACTGCAAGAAATATGCACCACTTGGTGTGGATTTGAATGTGATTTGTGGTTAGAGAATGATGAAGAATGGTGATACAAATGGAATGGACAACAGAAAAACAAGGTAAGGCAGTAGTGCCTAATGATGATGAAAATGAGAAGAAGTCTTTTTTTGAGATACAGAAGGAAAAGATACTAGCACAAGTACAGGCTAGAATGAATAGAGATAGAACTTATCTCGCCTGCTCTATTACAGGGCAACCAAAAGTGGGGAAAACAGGAATTGCATTGGATTGCAGAACACAGGAAGAAATTGATGAAGGATATAAAGTCTTAGTATTAGACTATGATGATGGTGCAGAACCAACATGGGATTCATGTTGGGATAGAGACCCTAATATTATAATCTACTGTCCTATTGAATATAGGAGAGATGGTGCTATTGATTGGGATGAATCCTTTAGAAATGGAAGAGGTTTCTGTCATCTTGCAGAAGAAATGATTAATGACCCTAATGAAAATGTGAAGGCATTTGTATTAGATGGAGTAGATAAGATTAGTGAAGGCTCGTCTGATGTATTGCGTGACCACTTGGTTAAGCAACAAACTAGAGAAGGAGCAATTATTCTAGCAACTGATTCTGTTAAGGTTAACCCCTTAGATTGGAAGATTAGAAATAGAGTATACAATAGGCTAATGGATTTAGTGTTACAATTAGAAACTAATAGGTTTCTCATTACACACATGAAGCCTGTATATGGAGATGGGATAATGAATCCAACGCCTATCGGTTGGGAACCTGATTGGCTAAAGCAGACACCTGCTAGATTTAATCAGATGATACATATTGAAAAGGAGCAGAAAGAGAATGTAACTAATTATGTTGCACAACTTGTTGCTAGTAAAACAAACTCTGACTTAGTAGGTAAGAAATGGTTATTCTTTACAACCAATGGAGAGAATAAGTGGAAGAGTATTACTGAAATCCAGCAGGGAACAGTATGAGAATAACAGTAGATTGTAAAACTATGGAAAAAGGATTGTCTGTAATTCAAATGAAAGGTATGTATAGACATGCGCATGTTGCGAAAACATCTTCAATTGGTGATATAGGAGTCCTTATTGTTAGAGAAGACAGTTTGTTTATGCTTAATGCTAGTAATACTATTGCTGCTCAAGTAACAATACCTATTGTAGAAAAAGAACCCGGCGAAAAAATGGTGATGTTTAACATACAGAAAACCATGAAGTATTTAAAGAGTTTAGTTTCTGATGAAGTAGAGTTAGAGTTAGGAGACTCAATGTTGAAGTTTATAGGTGGTTCTGCTACAGCAGAAATGCCTGCTTCCATTGAGCATCCTGCTCTACAATTTATAACTAGATTGAACACAATGGATATAAGTCATGAGCAATTACCATCCTTTAATAATACTCAATTAGAAGCGCAATTAGTAGTAGATGGTAAAGAACTGTCTGATGCAATTAAGGGTTGCTCCACAATAGGTAATGCAACCTATGAATTGAAGTATATTCAAACTGAGGAAGGCGGTAAAGCAATTCTGTCCTCTGGTAACTATCCAAACCTAGATAGTTATACTGTTAACTTAACATTATTGGCTCACATGGGGAAAGAAACAACTGTACAATTTTCAGCACCAATAGACAAATTTTGTGATGGGGTGATGTGGATATACATAAAGAATGAATCGCCAATATTATTCGTTGGTGCAGATAGAAGATTAGTAATGGCTCCCTACATACAAAGGTGATATAATGATAATTACAGCAATAAATAAAGATAATAAATTTGGCCTACGATGGCGACATGAAGATGGCACTAGAGCAGAAACGGAAGTGACTTATCAAGAGTTTCAACCATACTTTTATGTACTACAATCAAATGGTAAAAGACCTAGAACTGCTCAGATTAAAGAAAGAAATCATCTAATCACTATTAAATTAGAATATGAGGATGATGGTGCAATTAATTTGGAAGGAGATGAATTAACTAAGGTAACTTGGACTCCACCAAAACCCGGACATACTAGAATATTGAGAGAAATATGGGATGAAACTTATGAAGCAGATGTACCATTTCATTACCGTTATGCAATTGATAAGATAACTAAAATTCCTGAGTATAACCTAGTTAAATGGTATTGGGATTTAGAGTGGCAACAAGGTGGAGAATATGATGGGGCTATTACTTGTATCTCTTGTTATGCTAATGAAGAACATGGGGTATTGTATTGGTTACCATCATTAGACCATGAAGATTGGACTAATCCTAAATGTGCTGGCTTTCCAACAGAAAGAGATATGCTAAGACATTTTATGCAGTTAATTGATGAAGAAGACCCCGATATGTTAATCTCATGGTTTGGCTCTAAATTCGATTTGCCAAAACTTATTGAAAGACTACATGCTAATGGATTGGACCCAAGAAAATTATCACCTTACAATGATGTAAAAGGGGTGTATTTCGGTAGAGATGGAATAGCCCTGTCTAAAGCAGTAAGTCATTACACACCAATAGAACAACCTATTAGAGGTAGGATTTGTTTGAATCTTGACTTAGCCTTTGAAAGACAATGGAATGATGCTCAACGAGGAACCTTACCTTCTATGGCTTTAGACTATGTTTCTGAACTTGTTCTTGGAGAAAAGAAACTAGTTAGTAAAAAGTTTCCAGACAAGAATGACTTCTTTGAAAGAGGTTGGTTAGAAGATACTGACACTTATTTGGAATATGCTCTTAGAGATACTGAATTATTAAAGAGGATAGATGATAGTAACTATACATCAGAAGCAATGCTTTCATTACAACGATTACTAATTGCACCGTTTGATGCTTGTTTCTATGCAAGTAACATGGGTGGAATATACTTCATGCGTAATGCTACATGGAAAGCACCAACAGGAAAGAAGGGTAAGAAAGTTGATTATCAAGGCGCTATGATATATGACCCATCAATAGAAGGAACACATGGTTTACATCATAATGTGGCGGCGTTTGATTTCGCATCGCTGTACCCATCAATGATGATAGCGCGGAACATTTCATGGGAAACTAAGAGTGAAGAACCAACTGAGTTTGGTGTTAACATTGAAATACCAAGAGACTTTAGTGATGAAACAGAATTTGACTATCGTTATTATAAAACAGATAAACTAGGACTACTACCTCAGTCAGTCTTAGACTTAAAAACTCTACGAAATCACTACAAGGCTTTACATGATACAGCACTTGACCCTACTGAGAAAGCGAAGTGGTTTAATAATCAAATGGCCGTCAAAAGATTGATGGCTTCTTTTTATGGTATCGTTGGGTATCAAGGATTTGGTTGGGCTGATGTTGACTTAGCCGCATCAATAACAGCAAGTGCAAGAGAAGCAATTAGAGAAGCGGCATTTAAGGTGATGGAATTATGAAAAAGAACGCCACTAATTTTTGGTATGGTAAAACAGAATGTATACTATGCCAAGGTTTTGTACAAACATACTATTTGAATAAAAGTAGAATGCCCCTTTGTGGAAAATGTTACTTAGCAAAGAAGCAAAAGGATAGAGAAAGGAGAGGATTAAAATAAAGAATCATCTGAATAAACAAGCAGAAAAAATCTTATTTACTATTATGAGTGATGGAAAAGGTAGATATGCAGATGAAATGTTACGAATGATTCATGACAGATATAGAACAAGATTAAATAAATATTGGTCTACCGCACCCAATGTTTACAGTTTTAATATCTGGTTAAAAAGAAGTGGTAAGTATTATAAAAAAACAGGCAAAGGGGGAAAAAATATATGGAAAATAATACAATAAAGTGTATGCAAACAGGTGCAAATATTATTATGATGGAGGAAGAAGAATGAATGGAGATGATTTAGATAAATGGTCAGAACGCCATGTTGGTAGTTTAGCATTAACACGAACCATCTTAGGTTTCCTTAATTTGTTATTAGGGGTTGTCGTTGTATTTAAATTATTTGGAGTGATATGATGTTTCTAATAAGTTATTTAAGGTTGCTCAAGAAATGGTATTTGGATATTTGGTTTACCAATGAAGAATACTCAGATAAAGCGATGCATTTATCAGAAGAACAAATTGCGTTTAATATAAGATTA